GCAGATAACTAACACGCGGTTTACCTTACCCTGCATCATAAGAAAGTCAGATGCCCAGATAGCAGACGCAGTTTTGCCTGTACCCTGCTCGTTAAAGCAGAAAGCCCTTCGGTTCATAGTAAGGAATGCGGAAGTAACCTTTTGGTGTTCGTATGGTTTGTATTGACCAGACCATTGGTACTTACCCTCAATGGGTGAGGGTACGTTAATGTTTAACTTCTTGAGGGTGTGCGCTTCGTCTACACCCCAGTTAACCACCACTTGATTATCTGATAGTTCTCGGCTTTTCTCGACAACTTTAGTAACTTTGTTAGGGTTTTTTAGGCGCAATAATAGCGCCTTGTTATCCAATATCTGCACTTCGTTCTCCATCGCAACGCCTTTCGGCGTGGTGTTAGTGTCACACTAACTTATTTCTTTTTGCCCTTACTCAAGGCTCCACCTGCCGAACGGTTACGCTTTCGGCTTTGTACTGACACGCCGTCTTTGTTAGACCCCCCACGTGCCAACGGCTTCTTGTGCGCTACGTCTTTGCCTTCTCTCTTGTCGGCTTTACCGTTCTTGTTAGCGTCTTTACCTGTCTTATCCATCTTTCGACGGGCACGCTGACGTTCCATACGTGCCTTAAATTCTTTACTATCGACAGGTTTATTCTTTTGTTTCTTACGATCTGCTTTATTTTTGTATGGCATTAGTTACTCCCATTGTGAGGACATACGGTTACAGGACAGTGCCGCTTACACAATCCATTCGGGCGTGGGTTCCAAACATTCTTATCAGCGGCAGTCTTCATAGCATTGTACTTGCCTTGCCACTTAACCCATAACTCTTGTTCGTCGTACTCGTTATAGCTTGCTTTGATAAGATCATTACTGACTACAAACACTAACCCTGCTTTAATTTTCTTTACTTCGGGGTAGTGTAAAAATACTGCCAAGGCCATCAGTTCAAGCTGACCTTTATCGGCATACCGTGCGTTCTTACCAGTCTTGTAATCAATCACCCATGCGGTTTCCCCCAACGTGTCAACAATTAGCAAGTCAATGATCCCACGGAACCAAACATCTTTATCGTAAAAGCCGCAAGGTTTAAGGTTTTCGGTTATGCCTACCTTTTTTTCGCATAACTTCACACCACGCTTGGCGTTGAGTGAATCAAGCATTGCTTGCGCGTAGTCAAACTTCTTAGGGAGAGGGGTATCACTACCAACGTAATCTTCTGCGGCTTTGTGGAACTCGTTACCGTATAAGATCGCATCGGTCTGTACGAACGGAAACTCTTTGAGTATCTTCTCGTGGTAAAACTGTTTGGGGCATTGTTCAAACGCCTTAATCTTGCTGAACGACCACGGTGCTACACTCATTCACAATCTCCGTAAGATTTTCCTAATCCGCTTTCACAATTGATTGGCAGACCTTCTGCCCAGTCGGGTGTCCAACGCATACACTTCTCAACGAATGCTTGTGACTCAGCCACATCTTCGTTCTTTACGCATACTACGATGGAGTCATGCACAGTTAGCACAACGCGACATCTCTTACTGATTTGTAACATTTGCTCACCAATAATGCAACGCGCTATCGCCTGACACACGTTCTCGGTCACTTTTCCACCGTATATTCTGGTGCGACCTCGCCGTGTCTTGTAGCTATACTCAACGCCACGCTCACCTTGCTCACCTGATAAGTCGTCATAACGTAACATCAAACCTGAAGGAAGCAGGATAGCGCGTTCCGATCCCAACACTTCCAGTACGCCTTCCTTACCTATCTGTATGGTATCGCCGTTGACCATATACCTGATCATGTCCTGACAACCGCGCCATAACTGATTGATTTTCCAGTTAGCATCGCGGTAAATCGTTATGACACGCCGTGCTTCGCCCAGTTCCATATCGAATCCAAAGCCTTTTAGCTGTTCTTGAAACCTCACTGCACCCATGCCGTAACCTGCGCCAAGGATCGTAGTCTTACCTACAAACCGTTGGTCTTTAGTTACTTCATCTTCGGGAACACCATATATACGAGAGGCCATGACCTTGTATACGTCTTCGTTATTAGCAAACGCTTGTGTTAGATCATCCTGACCTGCAAGCCATGCGAGTACACGTGCCTCAATCTGCGAACTATCACAGTCAATCAACGTGTAGCCCTCTGGTGCGAGGATACTACGCTTTAACTTCTTACCATTTGGCCCACGGCTAGGTAAGTTCTGCATGTTGATCTTGTCATCACCACCCCACCGTCCAGTGTGCGCGGCGTAATATCTTACTGGAACCGGCAAAGTCCCACGTTTACCTATGTCTATAAACCTCTGAGTACGTGTTTCCTCAAGGGTGCTCTTCGTGCCTAGACGTGCGGCAACTGCTGATTGTACTCGGTCATCCTCATGGTCAGCCAGTGCCTTGAACTCTTCATCGTTCTTGGCGAACGCGAATGTTTCTTTCCCTGTACGTAAACTTATTTTCATAGGCGGTTTAACGCCTAGCCCTTCAAGCACAGCGGCAAACTTAGGGTTAGACATCAAGTCCTCCCTAGATATACCTGCGTCCTCAAGTAACTGATCCTTACGTTCACGTGTGTCTTCAAGGTGCTGTTCAAGCAACCCAATGTCTAGCTCCAAGAACGGTTCAGTAAACATACGTAGTGTCATGTCTATTATCATCAGTTCTTGTTTAGGAAAGCCCTTCTTCAAAAAGATGTTGAAGAGTTTGTATGTTAACTCGACATCATTGATGCAGTAGTCACCGTACAACGACAAGTCCTGTTCAGAGAAGTCGGCTCGACGTTTACCTAAAGCATTTAAGACTTCGGTTCCTTTAGCGCCAATCTGGTATTTTTCAGATAACGCCCTGAGACTGCCGCCAACTTCCACCCCGTGTAAAGCACGGGCGATACACAAAGTATCGGTATACACGCGAGGATGAATATCAAACACCCAAGAGAGAATGGCACCATCAAACAAAGTGTTGTGAGCGAGAACCATGCTTTCTGCCCAGTTGAAGGTGTGTAAGTATCGTTTAAGTTGTTCATGCGTTCCGCTTGCCCATTCAGTTCCTTCATTGTTCACCTTGATACCCACGCCAATCACCTCAAATTGGTGATCGCGTACGTACTCCTCTGTTGTTAACTTAGACAGGGAAAAATCCCTGTCATAGTATGTTTCAAAATCTATTGTGATTAAGTCCATTAGAAGTCACTCCCTGCTAACTCACCACCACACGCCATATAACCTGCCCCGTCCACCCAGTTGTCTGGATGTTTCGGATTAGAATTAATACGTGCTACCTTTAGAAGTGTCATCATCACGGCGACATCGGTAGGGTGTACAGGGTAGTCAAGATGCACCGACCAGTAATCAGCTATCCTAGAGAAGTTATTCTCCATATCCCCATGATCAGCCGCACGATCCTTAGTTACGTACGACTTAGCAGTATCAAGAATCTGACCGCGAGAAAATCCCTCTGAGTTTCCCCCAGAGGGTAGTGGCTTTTTTCTGGTGCCTTTCGCTTCCTCCTCTGCGATAAACACCTCTTTCGGTGTGCCAATCTTCTGCATTAACTTGTAAGCATACCCATACGATACGCCAGTAGCCTTTGCGACCTGTGCAGGGGTAGCTGTTTTGTTATTAATTAAATACGCCCATACCTTGTCGGCTTTGGGGGATGATTTAGTAGCCATGATGTCGTTCTCCTATTGCTCGTACGATATAACAAGTAACCACAAGACCCTCGTACGGTTAAGGCCCAGCGGTGTGGTTGGTTACTCAGGGGATTTGGCGGCTTGCTTCCGCGCATACTTCTCGCCCCACGAAAATAATAAACGCATTGGCGAATACTTAGGCGCAACGGTGTACGCTCTGAAACAGTGATTTGCGATAACAAGCCATTCAGCTTTAGTGCGTTGCTTCGCCATGTGGCACCTCCCATAGAATGCACGCCTTACCCCATTGGGTTTTACCGCGCTTTCCGCTATCCCTCACACGTCGATCATTAGATAACTCAGACAAACGTGGTTGGACTGAAACATAAGGACGCTCTAAATGTTGCGCGATTTCCTCAGTGCTCAGTGGGGTAGGTGATTTGGTTAGTAGTGTGTAGACTTGTTCGCGTAAGGTAACTTTTTTACCTGCGCTATCTTCAGCGGCGGCGAGACTTGTATCTCTACGCTGATAACCGATACCTTCTTCGGTGTATCCCATAACGATCTCCAATTTGTGCAGTGTCTAAACAGGTGAGCCTTCAAAATCCAACTCAAGCTGTCGTGGGTCGCGGTTCTGACCGCCAACATAGATCAACACGTCATCTATATTGTCTTCGTTGATGACAAGACTTATGCCACCGCTACTCTTTATATCAGATAGGTTCTTTTCTTGCAAGGGCGTTGGTTTGTTTTTGCCTGCCTTACATTCTATACCAAAGAACTTACCCTCGTAGCATCCGATGATGTCTGGAACGCCGCTCTTACCGTAGCCCCCAGTAACTGGATAAAAGTAGTATGCTCCTAACACCTTTAGGTGTGCCGCTACTTTCTTCTTAACTTTTGCTTCTGGTGTCATTGCCATCTCGTTCTCCTATGTGATCGACAACCTTTCCGCGACATTGTTTGCATCTGCGCGTATTAGGTTCGCTTGTTTGTTCCAACTCTTGCATACACCACGGACACAACCCCTCAGATAATCTTTTTTCGATTTCTCCTCGCTCGTCTATCATGTATTTCCCCTCGGAACTGGTATCAAAATCAAAGTCGGGAGGTGGCGAACCA